ATATCGTGTGTTGTGTTTCTCTAAAACAATTTGTTGAATCTTACCCCCACGTTCTCTGAACATGAAGAACAATCCTGCAACAAATACAAATGAAATGAGTATCATCAGATCTACTGGGACTTGACGTGGTAAGAACACTGCGATGTTTGCCATGTCATGTGACAACCAAGTCCACCACAATCCACCTGTTGCAACCCACTGAGCAATTAGCCAGAACTTTTTATTGCCCTCACTAACTGGTTGAGTTTCGTCGAACCATTTGTGTGCAAACTTATTGATTGCAAACCACACCGCATAAGCAAAGGCGGCGGCAACACCATATCCCATAATTGATTTCATCAACATTTTCTCCAACACAAATGTCGAAGCGAATACAGATAATACTAGGAAGGATGTTGATACTGGGACACCGATACGAGTAAGTGCAACTAGAATTGCAGGTGCTGCAGCGTGATACCACTGAACTTCTTGCCATGGTATCTTGTTTAGACGACCATATGAGATGTCGCCTCCGTTGACACTCCAACCATACCAGAGTGTCGCAAGTAGAACTGCCGAGGCGGCAATCCAAAGTGTTTTATAGTTAAATCTCTCATTATTTGATGCCATCCAAGTACCGAGAGTTTGTACTGAATCATTGGCAATGACCGCATACGCAGCCAGTAGGAACCCAACAAGGCTCCATAAAGTTAGTAGTTCCATCTACTTCTCCTTATGTTTAACGACTTTACATCGTTGCTTACATACAAAAAAAAGACACGACTTTACCTCGTGCCCATGTAACAAAAAAAGAGGGTTCCGAAGAACCCTCTGAGTATTAGTCTTCTGTAAGGAAAGACTTTTGAATGTTGGTGTTAATACCAATAGTACGTGGACGTTTCTCTTCTGGAATAATTCTTTCCAGACGAATTGTCAACATACCATCTTCCAAAACCGCATCTTGAACAATAATGTCATCCGCAAGCGTAAATTTGCGAGTGAACTTACGACCAGAAATACCACGATGGATATATCCTTCATCATCAGTTGACTTGTCCTTATCACCAGTAATAGTCAAGACACTTTCTTGATATTGAATATCCAAGTCTTCTTCCTTGTAACCTGCAAGCGCAAGTTCAATTCGGAAGTCAGTATCCGTTCTCTTTACAATATTAAATGGTGGGAAACCTGTTGCTTGATCTTGATGGTCAAAAATTCTGTCGATCATACGATCAAAGCCAACAGCATATGGTGATAGTGTATTAAAATGTGCTCTATTCATAGCGTTATCTCCTTTTAAAGCAAGATTAAAGTAAATGCGAACCCTTTCGGCGTTCGCATCTATTTATAACACATTTTCTGCCAAATGTCAATAATTTTTTATTTTCTACCGATATTATATTTTACGGTCAAGTCCCAATCACCTTTTTCTTTATACGAAATGATTTTAATGTGATTTAGAGGAGCGACAGGGTCTTTGGTTTTTTCCTTGTCGATGATCCTAATAAGATCCCATTCCTCTAATAGATTGACAATTGTGTTTCTTCTCGACAAGTCTTCGTCTGTGAATGTGTTTGTCTTACCGTCGAGGATGAATAATTCTTTGAAGTGTAAAATGGAATACCTACCCTTCTTGTGCAAAATATGACAAGATTGGTACAGCCTTTTTTCCTTGCGTGATGAAATACCGATACGAGTTAGTGTCTCTTTTACTTTTAAAAAACTGTCATCGGAAGGTAGTTCAATCTCTACACCAACGCCCTTAAAAATATCTTCGTTCATAATACATGTTCACCTTTTTTATAATTTATTTGTTATGGGTGGTGTTGATCATTATCAACAAAAGTTATTTATTATTTTAAATAACTTAACCCCCTACAAATAACTTCTGGTGAACATCTTCTAGTTGATCTTTACTAAGAACTTTCAAGTATTGTTTTGCAACGGTACGATTGCATTGATAGACTTCTTGGATTGCATCAAGGTCATCATTCTGTTCTGCCTTGTGCCATTTAGAGAACCGTTTACGTTTCCTCAACATACCATTATAGTAGTCAAAGGAACCTATAGGAAACATGTCTGGTCTCTGGTTCATTTCGTTTGCATGAAGAATAGTATCTTCAAAGTAAGAGAAACCACGGTTGATAATGTACATGTACTCACCGTATTCTTTCTCTGCCATTTCTGGATTGTCGTTCCCACGAATGATATCTTTCTTAAACTCAGATACTGCATTCATGAAATCAAAAGGTGTGTGTTCCTTAGCCATTAATCAAAATCCACATCTTGTCCCCAATGTTCCATGCGGTCATCTTCTTCTCTCATTCTACGACCCATGTAGTCGTGATATGATTCACGTTGTTCGGGTTTTTCTTCGTCGTAATCTGAAACAACACTCAGATAACTTTCATATGGAATAGTATAACCGCATCCACGCAAAAAGTCAACAAAAGATTCTAGTACTTCATCAAGATTGGCATCATCAGGCACTGTGTATTCAATCGTAGCACCCTCTTCACCAAAGAGATTATTATGGGTTTCAATAAATTTCATCATTCTTTACCTTCTCTATCTCTATTAATACTTCATTTAAATCTTTACCGCATTGTTTACATGCAGTAACTTCATGTGGACCATCTGCAGTTTGTAACTTTACTTTGAAGAGGTTTGCTTTATCGACTTTCTCACCACAATAGAAACATGTGTGTTTCTTGATCAGTCGTTTCATCCATTCACTCATTAGATCCTCAATTCTTTCACTGCTTTAAGTGGGATGTTTCTGAACATCTCACCTTCCGAAATTTCTTTATTGGGACTATGTTTGAGTTTGCACCTTAGAATGTTTTTACTATCAACCAACAAAACTCTGTTGCACAAGTCGTTCAATTGAACATAGAAGAGTTTACAATTACTTGATAATGGGAAGGGAATACTGTTTGTAAATTCTTCGCCTTGTTTCCATAGACGATCTTTTCTTTCTGGACAGTGTACTGTGTCAAAATAAAATGATCTATCACCCTTCCATGCTAACCTAACTTCAATTTCCCAACATATAGTTACTTCGTCTTTTTCATTCAAAGTCAGTAGATCTATCCCATATCGATTAGGGTTTTCTATTGTTCGAAGGTTTGAATTATGAGATCGAAGATGTCGGTTTATAAATTCAAGTGCCGCATCCTTGCCTGGTTTATCAGTTTTATTGTGTAAACTTGGATCAAAAGTTTTGTACTTCCCCTGCATTCTAATTATACCAATCTAACCAGACCTTGGCAACAACGTTAACCAAAGCAAACATACTTAACCCAATACCAATAATATTCAATGCCTTTAGAGACTTCATTTCTTCAAAGATTTTCTTATCAGTAGAGATTCTTTCAAGTATACTAATTTGATGGAGTTGTGGGATCCCTACTCCATCTTTCTTTTCTTGATAAATGTAACCCCATCCTTGAAAGTCAATTTTAGACAGAACTTTATCACCTTCGTTTACAGCTTTATCAATTATACATTGGAAATCGCCAGGCAACCTATGAGCAATTGATAAATCAACTATCATAGGAATTTCAGTATCTGTCACAACAACTACATGAGTAGAAACCTGAGTGTGGCTATTTTGTTGAAAGGTTGTGTTGAACCCAACCATGTAATGTCTATCATTTATATGATCTACAGCACTAAGTTGAACTTCCATCAAGTGAGACTTGATACCGTTTTGATTAAGTATATTGAAAAGAATGTCACTTACACTAATGCAGTAACCCTCTCCCATTTTACCAATCCCAGACTCAATAAGTCTTTCAACGATTTCTTTTACTTTTTTATAGTCTTCAGTTGCGGGTAGGACATCACTAGTTGTAATAATAAATCCACCCGATCTTGCAGATGAACTAAAGTTATTATTGTAAGTTACGGTAATAGGTTTGGTTTTTATGTTATTACCAACCCAATTATTTGGTGCAACATTGGGTTTAGACTCCCACATCTCATTTATACTCCGATTCGATCATCACTTCAGTTAAGAATGCAACAAGGTTAATCTCCTGATCTGCAACGAACGCAGACTTGTACATGTAGTCTGCAGTCGTCACACAGAATCCAGGCAGACTACGGAACTCAACATATTTATCTGCAGAGTCGTAAATTCGACGGAACATTTCGTTCATATCTTGATCAGAGTTCTTTGCCACCCACTTGCGCATTTCAGTAAAGTTCTTTGTCTTCAACATATGAAACACTTCGTCAATAGACTCTTGTTTCAGATTAATGAAGATTCCCTCATCAATAGAACCAGACGCTGCATAGGACTGCAGTTCTGTTAATACTCGACGGAAGTCTGGGAAGTATTTCTGTACGACTTTAGCGATAACACCTTTGTCATATGTAACACCTTCGTTGTCAAGAATTGCAAGTACACGTTTGTAGAACGCACCCGCAAGTGCAGGTTTCTCTTCATTGTCAATAGAGAAGTCAATCTCAGATAGACGTGAACGCAGAGGTGAGATAATACGGTTCTTGAAGTTACACGTAAAGATGAAACCACAGTTAGAAGAGTATTCTTCGATGAAGTTACGCAATGCAGGTTGAACATTCGCTGCATTCAAATAGTCTGCTTCATCAAAGATAACATACTTGCGACCACCTGTCAGTGATACTGCAGATGCGAATGTAGAGATGTCGTAACGGATAGAGTCAATGTTTACGTTAAGAGATCCGTTCTTAACGATGTAGTCACAACCTAGTTCTTCTAACATAGCTTTCGCAATCGTAGTCTTACCTACGCCTGGTCCACCTGATAGAAGTAAGTTGGGAATGTTTTCATCAGAGACAAACTTCGCAAACATCTTGCGAGTGTCTTCTGGTAGGATCGTGTCAGAGATTTTGTTTGGACGGTACTTCTCAACCCAAAGTACTTCGTTTGATTTTGCATCAATAGTCATAGTTCACCACAATCATAATATAAAAGAAAAGATCAAAGGGGCGAGTTTCCCCGCCCCTCTAGCACAGTATTTACTGTACTTTGTCTGCTAGTTCACCTGTAAGTGGTTCTGCAGGTGCTTCGATGTCTGCTTCTGCAGCCATTGCACCTTCAGGTGGTTGAGGTGCACGTTGGTTAACGTATGCAACCAGTTTGTTGCGTAGGGTCCCTACTCCTGCGAGTTCTTGACCCTCGAAACCGCCACGGCGTGATACCGCATCGATAACGTTTACGACAGTAGAAATATCTGCCAGTGTAAGTTGGACTTGTTGCTGTCCTTGCATTTGATCATTCATTTGGAATTACCCCTTTTTGTAAGTCGACTTAGAATCAATTGCCACGAAATACGTGACATCTTCACCTTTGAATTCAGAGATACCTTTCGAACAAAGCGTAACTCTATAATCCTGTGGTAGAAGTTTAAGGTTATCAGTTTTGATAATGATCTTAAACTCATCGTCAGTTTCACCAATTTCGACACCGTAGTCGTCGGTTCCTTCATTAGTACTGTCGATTGCTTTGAGATAACACGTGCCGTTTTCTCCGACAAATGCGACCTCGCTAAACTGTAGAACGCCTGCGGCTTTCAGTACAGATTGCATATCGTCCCAAGAGACATCAACAACAACGTCTTGCGAAGGAATTTTGACATCCTTCTCAGGCGCTGCATGAATCATTGAAACGTCTGCGAACAAGTATTTAGTCCTACGTTTCCCTTCTGAGATGATGAAGTATTTATCATGGAATTCCACATCGGGATCTGTATAAAGCGATAAAATCGACAAAAAACGTGACATATCGTAAATACATGCTTCCGATGGGATCTGATCTGGTATAGTAGCAGACGCAATTAGAGTGCGTTCTGGTGTTATTGTCTTAAGAACATTACCCTCTTTCATCTGAATAGATTTGTTGATGGTAGCAAAACTCTTAAGAATTGTAAGAGTGCGTTCACTGAATTTCATTATATACATATCTCCTTATGAGTCAATCTGAACTATACTATACCCCAAAACTCATCTTTTGTCAAGTCTTTTCTTCTAATCCGTTGATTATATTTTATAGACTCTTCAATCAAAGAAAAACTTGTCTCGTATTGTTTTGCGGTATGCAATAGTGCTTGTGTGTCTTTGGGGAAGCAGTGACCACCCCAACCACGTTCATTAGTAACATAACTATGATCATCTCCAATTCTTTCATCAAGACAAAGATGATATCTAACTTCTCCAAAGTCAATATCTGTAGCTTCACAGAAATCATAAAGTTGATTGAAGAAACTTACCTTCAATGCAAGGAAGGCATTCTCTGCATACTTGACTGCAATTGCTTCTTCATTCGTACAGTGATGAATACGAATTCTTTTGAAACGTTTTGTAAACAAATTAGACCAAAAACTATCTGGTGTATCGTTACCAATAATCATATATTTTTGTTTCAAAAAATCTTCAGTTGCCGTGTCTGCACGAAGGAACTCAGGACTGAAAGAAATGTGTTTATCTGGGAAAGCGGTTTGTAAATGTTCCCACCCCTCTAAACTAATCGTAGACTTTATAAGGATAGGAACATCTGGTGCACTATCAATTACCTCGTGCACGTTGTTTATATCACACGCACCTGTCTTGTGTTGGGGGGTTGAAACACAAACAATCACACCATCTGTATCTTGACTAATTGGGTAGTTCCATTCCCGATACTGAGGATCTACGATCTCATAGTCAATCGTTTTGTTAAGTGCGCCAACAACAGCTTTACCAACAAAACCATAACCAGCTACTGTAATTTTCATCCTTGTTGTGCCTTATGCTGTGCAACACCTGCTGCCTTTGCAAGTTCACTGAAACGATCTGCAGTTTGTCGAATCTCAGTTGCGTCAATATTAGATGCACCATATGATTCTACACTTCGTGCAATATTGTGTAATAGTATAACCATATCGCCATCTGTTAGTGGTTTACGTCCTTCAGGTAGTGGCATCTTCGTCCTTTCTAACTATAAAGTGTACCTTTACGATCCCCTGTTTTTCTTTTTTAATAAAGAATTCTAATCCATTTTTAATGAATATTTTTCTTAGTTCATCTATAGTGGGATCTTTTTTCTCCATCAGTTATTCTCCAACAACCAAACACATTCACTGGTATCTTCTGGGGACTCATAGATTTTAGAACACCTAGAGTATGGATGCGTATGGTATCCTGCATAATATGATCCATAACATAATAATCCAACTATTGCAAAGAGTAGTATATTAAACACAATTATATTCCACGTCATTTCATTTTCTCCAATACTCTATTCCTCAGATCAGAGGAAGAGAAGCGATGATCACGTTTGTTGAAATAAAGCTGGATACCTCGCTTCTTACAAATATCCTTGCCCGTAAAATCCTTTTCACGGTACTCTTCACCAAGGATCCTAACATCGATTTGATACATGGATAGTATATCATCTAAATCCGACTCTGTCAAGTACGGAATGATTTCGTCTACATAAGAAACTGCCTTTAACTGAGTGTATCTTTCTACAACTGTTTGTATTGGAGAATTCTTTTCTTTACGATCATAAGAGGGATCCATCTGCAATCCACAGATCAAATAATCACATTGTTCTTTCGCTTCACGCAACATCTGAATATGTCCTGCATGAAGTAAATCAAACGCACTGCATGTAAACCCTACTTTCATTCTTCTTCCTGTTCCCAATATCTACAATAAAAGTGTTTGCCGTATAGGTCAATCTCGTGCTGCGGATAACCTTCGCTCAACAGCCAAGGAAGGATACTTTCATCTTCGCCTAAGTCTGCAGGTAAAGGTTTAGGAAATCCATACTTCCAACCACTGGGCGGATCACACATTGTTACTTTCATCTTCTAATCCCACAAACTTTCATAATATTTTCCAAACAGTCGGAATCCGTTTGAAATTCGTTTTTGATATTCATCATATCCTTCTTTATCAAACTTACGTGGCGACTTACCACATACCCACTCGTAGAGTTCATAATCTTCCATCGAACCGTCTTCATCTGGGAACAGGCGAAGTTGACAATCACCAACCCCTTTGTATTCAAGCGTCCGCCCTACTGTTATCTCTGATTTTTCTTTTAGTTCTTCGTCTTCAATGAAGTAGTGATCTTCCCAAGAATCATCAACTTTGTTTTGGAAAGCGAATATCATCTCGTTCATAACGTAGTCCCATCGTTTAAAAAAGTATGGA